GTAGTAAATAATAATGAGATTAGTTGAATCTACAGTCTTTCAATTAGGTGTACTTATGCTCGCTATATGCGGGCTAGCTATTTATAACGGAGCTGAAGGTTTAACTATGAAAGATTGGATGGATTATGCACAAACATTTCTTTATACCTACGCAGGTAAAGAGAGTATGAAATACGGTGCAACAGCTTATAAGGATAAAGTTAATGCTGCCCAATAAACTTTTAATTGCTGTAGGACTTGCACTAGGTTTAATTATCGGTGCATATTTTTATGGGTATAGTGCAGGTGGTGATTCAGTAAGAGCAGCCGCTGCTGTTGAAGCACAGAAGGCAGTTAAGAAAGCCAGAAAAGAAGAGCAAGCTTTACAGGAGAAAGTTAATGAACAGGCTCAAAAACAATTCGATGATCTATCTGATATTGCCAGTAATCTTAATGCTGATAATCTCCGGTTGCGGGACCGTGCAAATCGTAGACGCGTGCCCAAAAGTGGCGAAGCTAGCTGCGAGGGTTCAAGTGGGGCCGACCTTTCGGGAGCCGATGCAAGATTTCTTGTCAGGGAAGCTGCCAGGGCAGACACCCTCCGAACAGCCCTTAAGTCCTGTTATCGATATGCAGATACAGTGAGTAAATAATATGAGAAAAATAATTCTAATAATGTTTTTAATTGGGGGTGGTTCTTCAAACGTATTTGCTGAGGGTCGGGGCGATCCACACCACACTCCTGAAGAAAGTATTGACTATGACATTACTAACTATGTTAGTTCTAATGGCCAAGCTGCTCTTGCAGCGATGGCGCAGATTCACCCTAGTGAAAACATCAGTGGTTTGCAGTTTGGTGGAGGACTTGCTCGAGCCCACAATAGAACAGGTGGTGCATTAGGGGCAGCATTCAATTTTAAAGGTATGGGTTTAGTTAATGGTTCTCTTGCTAAAGAGGGTAAAGATACTATTTGGGGAGTTGGATTTAATTTCAACTTAAAACCATGAGTAAGATAGTTGATAAACTAAAAAAGATTAAAATAGTATGGGACACTATTACTATAGCAAGAAAGATCTTTTTACTCCTGGCTACCTTTACTGGTATAGGGAGTTATTTTGCAAATGATATTATTGATTATATGTCTGATGCAGAACCCGTCGCCCAGGTTACACCTGAGTACGCGCTTAAAGCTCATACTCATAAAGCAGCACCAGTACCCGATTACAAAACGATAACTAAAGAAGCTATAACTACATTTGAAAACTCACATGATCCATCGAGGCTAGGACACTAATGAACAGAGATAAACTTGTAAAATTAGCTAGTGATTTTCGTACCATTGCTCTTGGTGTAGCAGTTTTGTTTTCAAGTATTGCGTGGGGTGCTAAAGCATATCTTGATACTGAGTATATGCAATTAGCTGATGCTGGGATGATACCAGTCCAAATTAAACTTGATGCGTTAAATGAAACAATTGAAGATCTTATTCAAGAAAAACGATATGAACAAGATCCAAAAAAAGTAGAAAAACTTGATAGAACAATCGAATATAAAAAGAATAAAGTTGATGTCTTAATTCAAAAATTTAAGTTATCTCAATAGGACAAGTTATGCCTACATACGACACTGAGAATACCCAAAAACATATAACGCCAGATGATGATAAGGCGTTAACTACTTGGGAAAATGAGCCAACTATTCTGGATCTTAAACAAGATCTAGATGATGCTAACCCTGCTCATCGTGCACACACTAGTCAAGTACAAGAGTGGTTAGATAATTTAAATATTACCGGTAAGGCCGTTGTTAAAACAAGAACTGGCCGTTCTGAAGTTGTTCCGAAGTTAATTCGTAAACAAGCCGAATGGCGTTATGCGTCGTTAAGTGAGCCCTTCTTAAGTACTGATGATATCTTTAACACTGATCCTGTTACCTTTGAAGATAAAGCAGCTGCTATTCAAAATGGATTGGTTCTCAATAATCAATTTAATACCAAGATACAGAAAGTTAAATTTATTGATGATTATGTTCGTACAGCGGTTGACGAAGGTACTGTGTGTGTACGCGTAGGTTGGGATTTAGAAGATGTAGAAACTATTGTTGAAGTTCCAATATACGAATATGTTCAATCTATTGATCCTGTAGTACAACAGAAATTTGCTCAGATCCATGAAGCAATGACATATGATCCTTCAGTCTTTGATCGATTAACTGAAGAAGAACAGGATACACATGAAGCCGGAATGGAACTTGGGTATGCAGTTGAAAATGTCTTTAAAGGAATGGAAGAACGAACCGAAATCACAGTTATTAAAAACCAGCCTACAATCGATGTCTGTAATTATAATAATGTAATTATTGATCCTTCATGTGAAGGAGATATTAAAAAAGCCAGATTTATTATTTATAGTTTTGAAACCTCTCTTAGTGAGCTCGAGAAAGATGGTAAGTATACAAATCTCGATAAAATTAATATCACTGGAAATTCAATCCTGAATGAACCTGATCATGAGAGTCATGATGAATCTTCATTCAATTTTAATGATAAACCTCGTAAGAAATTTGTGGCCTATGAATACTGGGGATTCTGGGATATTGATGATTCTGGTATTGTAAAACCTATTGTTGCTACCTGGGTCGGTAAAACACTCATCCGCATGGAAGAGAATCCATATCCTGACCAGGAACTTCCATTTGTCACTGCTCAGTATCTGCCGGTCCGGAACTCCATTTATGGTGAACCTGATGGTGAGCTCTTAGTAGATAATCAGAAGGTTGTTGGTGCCGTAACCCGGGGCATGATCGATATCCTGGGTCGAAGTGCTAATGGCCAGACTGGTATGCGGAAAGATGCTTTAGATGTCACTAATCGACGTAAATTCGATAATGGCTTGGATTATGAATATAACGTCACAGCTGATCCTAAAACAGCTATTTATATGCATACCTTCCCTGAGATCCCTAGAAGTGCAGAATACATGCTAACTCAGCAGAATAACGAAGCTGAGAGCCTCTCAGGGGTTAGAGCCTTTAGTAATGGCATTGGTGGACAAGCTCTGGGTGATACAGCCACAGAGGTGCGTAGTGCCCTGGATGCTACTTCTAAACGTGAGTTGGGCATCCTAAGACGGCTTGCTCAAGGAGTTAAAGACATTGGCCGTAAGATAATCGCTATGAATGGCGAATTTCTGAGTGATGTAGAAGTAATACGAATTACTAATGATGAATTTGTAGAAGTTCGTCGAGATGACCTGGCTGGCAACTTTGATCTAACCCTAACAATTAGTACTGCTGAGGCCGATAACCAGAAAGCTAGTGAACTTTCCTTCATGTTACAGACTGTTGGAAATAGTATGGATATTGGTCTAACCAAGCTAATGCTCACTGATATAGCCAGATTACGGAAAATGCCTGTCCTGGCCAAAGGTATTGAAGCCTTTAAACCGACACCAAATCCATTAGTTGAGGAGAAGGCTCGATTAGAAGTAGAACTGCTTCGAGCACAAATCGAAAATGAAAGTGCCAAGGCCAAAGAAAATGCCATGGATATCCGTCTGAAAGAGGCTAAGGCAGTCACTGAAGAAGGTAAAGCACGCAAACTCAATAGTGAATCGGATCAGAAAGATCTCGATTTCCTTGAAAAAGAATCTGGAGCTGATCATGCGAAAGAAATGGACAAAAAGAACCATGATCGGGGTACCGCGTTAGATCAAGAAGTTGCTAAAGGACTTATAGCTGATAATGGCGAGACTTCTGGACAAAGTGGTGATAATGGTGTTGAATTACCAGATGTAACATAGTAGTACTTATTTAATTAACTTATCTCAATGTGAGGACACACGAAAATGAGCAATAATGAACAAATTCATGAAGTAGAACTTAGTATCGAACAAGCCCGTGGTGCAGTAAACACTCTGAAAACAATGGAGTCTTTACGTATTAATAAAGATTGGAAACAGATTATTGAAGAAGACTACTTCACAAAAGAAGCTAGTCGGCTTGTATTACTCAAAGCTGATGCAAGTTGCCAGACTGAAGAAATTCAAACTGGTATTGATAAACAAATAATTGCTATTGGGTATTTTCGTCAATACATCTCAACGATCTATCAATTAGGTCGTATGGCTGAAAAGGCTGTTGGTGAAAATGAGAAAACTCTTGAAGAATTGAATGCTGAGGACCTCTCCAAATGAGTGGGGCCGAAGAAGTAAAATTAAATGAGTCTAAAGAGGGTGATGCTGAACAAATCGCTCCTTTAGACATGTCCGATGATGATATCGAAAATATGTCCCTTGATGATTTACCTGAAGGGGACGACACAACTGGAGAAGATGATAATGCCAACGCCGAACGAGAATCAGGAATCGATGACGAATCAGGATCAGATGGAGAATCAGGAGAATCCGGAGAATCAACCGCCGATGACGCTGATGGAGCAGGAAGCTCAGAAGATGGAAGCGAATCAGGGGACTCCGATTCAGGAGACATCGATTCAGGATCAACCGATGGAGATGGAGACGGTGGCGAAAGTGGAGCCAAGTCTGATGTCGAAGATGGCGAACATGGTGGGGATGGGGAACCAGGAGACTCCGGAAGTGACGGAGAATCAGGATCCAGCGATAACGACGGATCAGAAGATGGCCGTGACCCCCACTCCGGAAAAACCGAAAAAGCTGACAGCAAGGGAAAAATCAAACAAAAGGCTGAGGGAGATGAACGGTCCCAAAATAATCAGTTAAATTTTGAAGAAGAACATAACAAGCTGTTAGCGCCTTTTAAGGCTAATGGTAAAGATATGCAAATCAAGAACGTAGATGAAGCACGCACCTTGATGCAGATGGGAGCCAATTATAATAAGAAGATGGCTGGGTTAAAGCCGAATCTAAAACTTATTAAAATGCTCAGTAATAATGATCTGCTTGATGAAGCAAAATTAAGCTATCTCATTGACCTGGATAAAAAAGATCCAGCAGCAACGAAAAAGTTTATTCAAGAATCGGGAGTTGATCTCGAGGAGTTCGACAAAGAAGCTGAACATGGCTATAAGTCTAATACTTACACTGTAGATGATAAAGAAGTTGAATTAGATAGTGTTATTGAGGATATTCAAGACACAACTGCATTTAATGAAACTATACATATCGTAACCAATAAGTGGGATGAGTCCAGTAAAGCGGTTTTTGCAAGTAACCCAAGCTTACTTAAAGTAATCAACCAACATGTAGCGGCAGGTGTTTTCTCAAAAATTGAGGCGGCAGTTGAGCAAGAAAGAATGTTAGGTAGATTAGATGGCGTGGATGACCTTGCGGCGTATATGCAAATGGGTGATAAATTACACGATCTAGGAGTCTTTGATAATATGAATAAATCGAAGGAAACCAAAGAAGCTGAAAGCAATACCCAGGGAAATGCGGAAAAAGATAATAAAAAACCCGTGGATTCAAAAACTCGGCAGAAGAAAAAATCTGCCAGTTCCACAAAAAGCACTTCCAAGAAAAAAGGGAATGATGATTTTAATCCCTTGGCTCTATCGGATGAAGAGTTCGAAAAAGCGTCTGGAAGTGATTTCTTATAATCATTTACAGAAGGTAAAAGATAATGCCAAATATTTATAACGACCCAGCTGGGGGTTCTGAATCCAGTATCGGTACGCAGATTCGTACTGATTATTTTCAAAAAAAGGCACTGATCGAAGCCAAAAAAGAGATGTATTTCTCTCAGATGGCCGACGTTACTGCTATGCCTAAAAACATGGGTAAAACCATTAAACGCTACCATTACATTCCATTGCTGGATGATGCGAATATTAATGATCAGGGTATTGATGCCGGTGGTTTGACTGTCAATCAGAAAGTTGCGATTGAAGTTACGACTGTCGATGGTTCAATTCCTGTTGGCTCACCTTTCTATGGCTATGCTGTAGGTAACTCACGTTATATTACTGGTGATCAAAGTGTGGATTATGCAACTGCCGCTCTTGCTGCAGACGCTGCTATCCTGGCTTTCAATGCTTGGGCTCAAGAAGCTGTTTCCGGTGGTGGTCTTGGTTTGACACTAGTTGGCGCAACTGAAGATCTGAAGTTCGCTGATGCAGTTAACACTACTGATGGTCTAGTATATGCCTCCGGTTATCGTACCCCTCAGTTCGTCACCATTACTTCTGGTACTGATGACACTGGTGTAATTGCCCTGGCTGATGCCCTTGCAGTTATGGAAGCTGGTAACTTGTACGGTTCTTCCAAAGATGTCGGTACTATCTCAGCTAAACTGCCTGCTCTCTCTGAGACTGGTGGCCGTGTTAATCGTGTTGGTTACAAACGGATTGAGCTAGAAGGTAGCATTGAAAAGTTTGGTTTCTTCGATGAGTACACCCAAGAATCTCTGGATTTCGATTCAGATGCTGATCTGGAAATGCACATCCATCGTGAAACCATCATGGCTGCTAACGAAATGACAGAAGATGCTTTGCAGATTGATTTGCTGGCTGGCGCTGGAGTTGTTCGTTACGGTGGTATTGCAACATCTAAAGCAACTCTGTCTGGTGAAGCTGCCACTTCAGAAATTACTTATGGTGATTTGATGCGTATGTCTATCGATCTGGATAACAATCGTTGTCCTAAGAATACCAAGATTATTTCTGGTACTCGTATGATCGATACTAAGACTATTGATGCAGCTCGTTACATGTATATCGGTTCTGAACTGATCCCTACTGTACGCGAAATGGAAGATAGTTTTAATAACCAGGCATTCATCCCAGTACAACAGTATGCTTCTGCCGGTAATGTGGCAGTAGGCGAAATTGGTTCAGTTGACCAGTTCCGTTTGATTGTTGTTCCTGAAATGATGCATGAAGCAGGTGCTGGTGGTGCGGTAACTACTAACATCGGCTACCGTGAATCTGGTGGTAATTACGATATCTTCCCAATGTTAGTTGTTGGGTCTGGTTCGTTTACTACTATTGGTTTCCAGACTGATGGCAAGACTGTGAAGTTCAAAATTACTCACAAGAAACCTGGTCCTGAAACTGCTGATTCTTTCAACGATCCTTATGGTGAAATCGGGTTCTACAGCATCAAATGGTACTACGGTACTATGATTCTGCGTCCTGAGCGTCTCGCTGTAGCATGGACTGTTGCTAAGTGGTAAGTAAGTAAGTAAGTAAAAAACTAGTAACCCCGCGCAAGCGGGGTTACTTTTATTAATAAATAAAAAGGTGAATAACATGACTGATGGTACACAAAATGAAGAAAATACAAAAACCCCAGAAGCATTAGCTGCCGAAGAATTATCTTTACTTAAAGGTAGAGCTAAACAAATGGGACTTACTTTTCATCCAAAGATTGGGATAGAAAAGTTAAAAGCAAAAATTCAAAATCGTTTAGACGGTGCAACAGATACAGCGGAACCTCTGATCCAGGCTCCAATTGATGTACCTGAAACCAAACTGGCGATGCATGCACGCTTACGTAGAGAAGCGAGCAAATTAGTTCGTATTAGGGTCGCTTGTATGAATCCTAATAAGAAAGAATATGATGGTGAGATATTTACTGTAAGTAATTCAGTAGTAGGCACCTATAAAAAATATGTAGATTATAACAATGAAGATGGTTGGCATGTTCCTCATATTATTTATGAGCATTTAAAAGAACGAAAATGCCAGATCTTTTATACTGTTAAAGGCCCACGCGGTAATAAAATCCGTAAGGGTAAAATGATTAACGAGTTTGCTATTGAAGTCTTAACGCCACTGACTGGCGAACAGATTAGTGATCTTGCAACTAAACAAGCCATGGCTAATAACCTGGATTGATAATTAAGCTTACTGAAAAGGTGCAACATGGTTGATATTAATATTACTGATGTAACTGTTGGAGATAAGGTTGTAACAACCGGTCTTCACGATACAGATGCAGCTGCTGCTATCTTAAAAGACTCAGGTGCTGCCTGGGATGTTAATGGTTTTATAGGGAGAACCGTTAAAAATATTACAGATGGTAGTGAAGCTGTTGTTATAAGTAATACTGCTACAACCATTGTTGCCACCTTATTAGGTGGTACTAATAACTACTGGTCGATAGGTGATACCTATCTTTTGGATACCGGAACATTTGATAAATTGATGAATGCAGTTGATATTCGTGTAAAAGAAGAGTGGGAAGCCAATCGAATAACCGGTGTTAATTATGCAACTGTATACCTAGGTGCCATGGAAGCAGCTATGGCTCAATCTGTACAGTTTACTTTAGGAAAAGATCAATCAGCTAAACAAAATGAATTAATGAATCAGAAGATTGCAACTGAAGAAGCACAAACACTTGATACTACTACTACTGGTTCAACGCCAGGTGCTGTAGTAGGAATGATTGGTAAGCAAAAATTATTGCTTGCTAAACAAACAGATGGTTTTGATCGAGACGCTGAACAGAAAGCAGCTAAGATGATGTTAGATAGTTATGCTGTACGTAGATCTACTGACTCAGCTGCTCCTCCACCTCAACGTGCTGAAGATGAAGATATCGATGCATTCATAGAAGTCTTGTATGCTGGTTTAGGGGCTGGTACATTACCTGATACCTATACTATTAGTGGTACAATTATTGGGTACAGTCCTAGTATTAATCTTGTAATTCAAAACAATCTTGGTGATAGTTTACCAATTAGTGTTGATGGTAATTTTGAATTCCCAGCAATTTTAAATGATTTAGCTACTTATTCAGTTACAATTCTTAGTCCCCCTGATACCCCTGCTCCAACAACTACTACTATTACTGGTGGTGATTCACCAGCTGCAGGAACAGATGATACATCGTCTGCTGCTGCTTTCTTAACTGATAGTACTGCAGCCTGGACAATTAATGAGTTTGTTGGTCGTCGCTTACAGAACGTAACGGATGGTAGTGAAACAATAGTTACTTCTAATACTGCAACAACAATTACTGGTGTGTTGGCGGGTGGGGGTAGTAATGATTGGAATTCTGGAGAAAGTTATATTGTTGGTGATGATGGTAAAGGAACAATTGCAGCAGCAGATGTCAACAATATTGTAATAACATTTACTTAAGAGTGTAAGGTGCCTTATGCCTTTTCATGGTGGTTGGAATCCTATAGAAGATCTTAGCAATGCAATTAATGATGTTGGTACTAGCATCACTAATGCAGTTGATAGACTTACAGATGATATCGGTAATTTTTTAGGGGATGTATGGCATAGTATTGGGTATCCTGTTGTTGAAGCTATTTTTAATGTATTAGGTTTTAACGACGAAGATATTTATCCAATTCAAGTTTCAACTGTTAAACTTCTTGAAAGTGAACCATCAAATGGTATTTCATTAGCTGTCCTCCGTTCAATTAGAGAAAATGCAGATATGATCCCATATCTACAACATTTTCTATTAACGGGTCCTGTTAATTCTTTAAACTTATATACCCAATATGGTAGAGATACCTATACGCATGGTCTTCCAGAAACTGTTGGAGGCTTTCGTAGAATTGATAATGGTGAAATAGATTCAATTATTACTGGTATTGAGGGAGAAGCTATTACCTTGGTAACAAGTGGTTTAGGATTTCCACCCGACATTATTTGGGTTAAATATTATCTCCAGGAAAATGAAAGTTACACAGAAGATGATTCTGAAATCTTTAAATCCCCTGATCCAATTGCCTGGATCTATGATGGTTTTACAGAAGATGGTGGTGGAGATTTCATTGTAGATCTTCAACGTGATATATCAGGTGCTGGTACTCACGATGGTTTAGCTAATGCAGCTGCTCTAACAGATTCAGGGGAAGCTTGGACTACTGATGAATGGAATGGGGCAACCATTTTTAATACTACAGATGGGAGTTCAGGAACTGTTACTACAAACTCTGCCACAGTTATTACTGCAACTTTATCTGGTGGTACAGATAATGACTGGGATATAAGTGATGCGTATACAATCACCCGTAATGAAACCACAACATTAGGTTATCCAATTTCTCCTTCAGATCCTGAATCTTATTATCATGCTAAATACACATTGGATTCAGATCCTTCTTACGAGAAATTTTGGACATATAAACGCTCACTAGGAACTTACGCAGATCTAGAAGGTGGATCAGCAACAGGTATATATCATCAAGCAGATATGGTTCCTATTGTTCCACTACGTAAAGAATTTGTAAGTGTTAACTCTGATAAAACAACACAAGATTATAAAACTAGTAAAAGATTACTGGATATTATAAATCTAGATATTGAAGTATTAATAGAACAAATTGAAACTAATCCTGATATATCTTCTATAGAAGATGTATTTGTTATTTTTGGGATAAATTTATATACCGAAACAGAAGTAGGGAAAAAAGCTTTATATTCTTTATTCTATAATCTCTATCTATATTCTGATGTAACTAAAGCAGAGTGGGACGCACACCCAGTAGACGAGGACCCAATTTATAATACCTTTAGAGTTACAGAACAATCATACAATACTGTTATTAAATATGATTACATATCCTTTACACAAAATACTGGTGTTATTGCGGAGATGCATCATTATGTTATAGAGGTAGTTGTATTAGATAATACTGTATATGAAGAAGATGAATTTGGGGAAGTTATTACACAAGGAGCTGTGAATAGTTATGTTTTAATGAAGTTTCAAGATTCAGCTTCTACTTACTTTGAATTAAAAATACATGGTATGTTTTCATTAGTTAATATCTTTACTACAGCAGGGTTCGTTAAAAATCATGTAGTCGAGCTTTCTACTGATCCTATTGCAATGAATAATTTCATTATCCCTTTACCAAATCATATGTTTGATGGTGGTGCAATTGGAGGATTAACCCCCCATGATGGAGAAAATTTAATATATGAATCTATGCATATGGTTATGTACGCATCAGATCATATCCATTTAGAATTTTATGAAACACCTACCTTTTTAAATTTCGTTTCTTTTGTACTACAAGTTGTTGCAATAGTAATTCTTGTATGGTCATTAGGGACAGCTAAAGATGTTAGTGCTGCGTTATGGATTATTGCTAAACAGATCTTAATACAATATGCATTAACATTGATTCTTACGTATCTGTTAACTGAATTTGCGGATGATGAATTTGCTAAATACTTAATAATCGCAGGGTACATATATGCATCTTCTCTAAATGCTTCTTCTAGTAATATGCAAGGAGCTGAAGCATTACTCTTCGCTGTAAATGCTGGTACTCAGGCAATAACTATTGACTTACAACTTCAACAAGATCAGCTACAAACTGAAATTGACGCTTTTACTGTAGATGCTGAAGAACGTGAGGAAGAACTAGAAAAAGCACGAGATTTACTCCCTAATAATTCTGGATTAGAATTGTGGGAATTAGCGACATATTTGCCTACCAACCCATATGAGGACCCAAACTCCTTCTATATACGAACAACCCATGAGACAAATCCAGGGGTATTAGTACTCAGTCAGATAGAGAATTTCCATGCAAATCTGCTAGTATTACCGGAACTAGATGTTCATTCATTCGACCCCGTTTCAGCCTATGCTGACGCGGCATAATAATAAGAGGATCAGAATATGGCTTTTGACGCAAACGGAAACTATGTATATGAGGCTTTTGGGCCAAATAATACAGCCTTTCAACCTATACCAAATAGTGTAGAAACTGGGGGAAATTACGGGGTAGCTGCTGGAGGAGTACCTTTAGGGATTAATGATCCTAATGCTGGTCCAGTTCCTGGTGGTGGTGGTGAAACCCCAGGGGGCTTTAATCCATACATCCAGGGTATTAATGCATTTAGTGGTGTTGCTAATGCATATCTTGGATTTAAGGCACTACAACTAGGTAGAGATCAGTTTAAGTTCTCTAAAGATTCATTTAATAAGAATCTGGCAAACCAGGCGCAGACTATTAATACTCAACTGGAAGATACTCAGCGTGCTCGATTATCTGCTACTGGGGAATACGACCGGAATACTGCTCAAGGTCAAGCTGCATTACAACAACAACTAGAAACTTATACAGCTGCTAATAGTGTTTCTGGTGCACCAGTTTAATTAAGGAGAATAATTATGCCTATTAATTGGGGTAATGTAACAGGTGTCAATACTAATGCTGGGTCAGGGTCTTTAAGACTTGCTGGCTCATTATTTGGTAAAGCATTCGATAAAGCCGAAGGTGTTGCACAAAAAGCACAGGATGATCTCTCATCTGGTAATACAGCACTGGCTCTTGATGAATTGAGAAGTTTAAATACTGTAGAAGATTTTGATGCTGCTGAAGGCGCATCCAGTATTGATGCACTTAATCAACGATTTGGTGCCGGTAACTTTGATGCCGAAGCTGTAAGTAAATTTCGTGATACGTCCCGTCAGAAAATGTTAGATCAAGGTCGAGAGAATCTTGAATTTGAACAAGGTCAAACAGATCGTATAACTCGTTTAGGACGAGAGAAAGAAGATCGTATTGATTTACT